GGTATTAGTAGGTGACAACCTGTCACCTACTTAGTTGTGGTTTTCTTCGCGGTAAAGTTTATCGATTTCAGCAAGGGCTGAAACCACATCTTTTTCTGAAAGGCTTATATTTCTAGCTATGTATATTTGAGCGCAGATTTTATTTGCTTTCGCATAATTTTCAGCGAGCCGTTCCGCCGCTTCAACGATGGCTAAATTGGCGACACCGTCCTTAGAAAAAATCTCAAAATAAACATCTTCTGCAAGTGTCCTTAGAGATTCAATAATTGTTTCGGTTTCAGTCCTCATGCTTTTTGTAATTGGCTAGCATTTTTATTGCAGTTTTTGCAATCAATTGTAACTCGTCGGGATCGACTCTTATGGTTTGCTCGTTCTGAGTAAGCACGATAAAGCCACCACAAGCCTCATCGTCGATGGTAACCGTTATAATTTCATCGCCGAATATAGGGTTTCGGTCGTCCATGTGTACGACAGTACTCACGACACTTGTTATGTATTTACTCATGTAGTTAATAAGGTTCACCGTGCCACTCGCAATCCTCGCAGATCCAGCCTAACGTGTGGTGGTTTATTTTAATTCTGCCACAAGAACACTCTTGCTTACGTTCATCTTTGCGACGGTAAAGGGATGGGTACGGTAATACTGGACGCTTCTCATGTGAGTGATGACTTGTGGGATACCACATATCACCAGTGTAATACTCATCACCTTCCTGTATTATCTCGCCTTCTTTAAGAAAGCGGTACTCTGTTTCAACAGGTTGTTCTGGCTCTTCAGCAGGAGTTTCAACGGGTTCTACTTTGCGGCGGTACTTTGCCACAGGAGTATTGCGAAGCGACCAATGTCCGATATTTGTAGGAAACCAGCTTTCGAACTCATTTACCCAATAGCCCTGTTTGATGCACGACGGGTGGAACGGCTTTACATTACGGTCATCCTGCAACGTGCCACAGTAGTCTGCATCCATTAAGATGTTACAGCTACAGGCAACGTGTGCCAGATGCGAGATACCTGATTCAGGGTCCAAGTTTTCACCGTCCCGCCACGCGTTTAAATGGCGCATGATAGCGTTGACATAAGTCGAAGCACACACGCCAGTTTTACGCCAGTTGAATGGCCCATACTTATCGGAACCTAACTTATGCACCCACGCGGTCTGCTCCATTGCATACGGTGGGATTAAACTTAACGGTGTCTTGAGTGCGCCAGCCGCTCCTTTGGGGTCATTTGGTGTGTTCATAAATAGTTATGGTTTGCTGTACTTGCTCGTCAGTAAGTCCACGATGCTTTTGTAAGAGTTTGTGGTCAGTGAAGATTTCATCGGGACGGTCACTATAACAGTACTCAATTACTCGCGGATTTTCGGATGCTAACCTATGTCGTAGTGTAAATGTTATTTCCATTTCAGTTACGAGTTTCACGGCTTTGGCAAGTCATCATCATTGCTGTTTCGTCTAATGGCAGCGTCCCATAAGTAGACAAGACCCAAGATGCCCAAGCTCCAAAGGAGCGCGAAGATTAGTATTTCGTTCATAGTGTTTTTGTTTTAGTGCTGGATGTTTTCACTGTATTGGACGTTTTTACCGTCTGGTAAAAACGTAGTCTCTAGTGGTTTGGATTCAAACTTAGTGCTAAGAAGCACAAGCGTATTAAGTAAACTAGCTTGTATCTCCGCCTCCATTTCTTTCTCAGTCGGTCGTGTTAGTTCCTCAGTCATGGTTTTATTTTTTAGTTCCGTTACGCGCCTTAGCGGTTTTGTCCGCAATGCTTTTTGGTTGCGGCACAAACTGTTTGCCTTTGGCGTTGCCTGCAGCCTTTGCTTTATTCGTAGCAGCTTTCTCTGACGCGCTTAGGCTATCCCATGCTTTGTCAGGTAAGTACCGCTTCTTGCCTTCGCTCGGCTTGCCGTCAGAGGTACGCCATTTTTGGTCGCCCCAATCCTTTAGTGACTTCTGTGGGTCTTTCATTTTTTCTTTGGTGGTGGTGGCGGTGTGTGCGTCAGCGTCTTGCTCTGAGGAGTGTGCTTTGCACCCGTCATCAGAGTCGATCCCGCTTTATGTGTCGGACCCGTATACGGTTTGCCATTCGGTAGGTAGTGTGTTTTGGCTGCACTCATTTGTAACCCCCTCCCTTTTTCTTGTACTCTGTTGCGAGCAGTTGAGCTTTACGGGCGGACCACTCACTTGGGTCGCCTCCTTTTGTTCCTGCTTTGATTTTCTCAAAGAGGGCTTTACGCATAGTGGGCTTAGTGTAATTGCCAGCAGCGTTTACTGTCGATTTGGTTTTCTTTTCCATAGTGTTTTAGTTTAGCGGCTTAAACGGAGCTGTCCGTTTTCGTCATAGTACCAGTATTGTTCGTGCATAAGAATGGTCAGCGAGTGGGGTTATCTACCCACGTCTACCCGTTTATCGGTCGGGCCGACTTCGATCAAGTCCATCGCTGTTTTGTTTTTTATCAAAAAGAATATGTATTTCTAAGTGCCGAAGTTCGGCAACCAGCTCCATGTATTTCTTAGCGGTGGCAGCGTCAGTTGCGAAAGTTAGTTCTTTCTCCAGACACTTAGGGCATTCCGATCCGCCCCTGCTAAATTCGCCACACCCTTCGGTGATGCAAGTCGAAAACGTAGTGGGCCAACGCGGATACTGGCGTTGTATTGCATTGAATAAAAATTCTTTGTGGTGGGTCTTCACGGCTTTCCTCTGTAGTAAGGGTGTGCTTTGATCTGCTCATGCAGTTCTTCCATGAGGATAGTGTTGCGTTCGTTTACCGCATCATCAAACTTTGCGACTAGCTCAAGCAACGACCCCGTAGGTTTCTTGATTGAATCATACGCCGCTCGAAATGCTTCACCCTTTACCGCTCGCGGTAAACATCCTTTTCCTGCTCCAGTTCCGAAACTCATGCTCAACCAAATACTCGGTTGGTGCGACGAAGTCAATAATTTTTTTTTAGAAAGATAACTCGTCGTCCAAAAGGGCGACTAACTCGCTGAAGCTGAACGCAGTATCGACAATAGTATTGTCGCTTAGATCAAACTCTTGGCACACCATGTTAGAAAATAATTCAAACTCGTCGTCTTCAAAGAAGGAATCAAGTTCTGCACGCATGGGGACATCCATTTTGTGACCAAAGATATCCTCAAGCATAGCGGAGATTGCGGATATGATGTACGACCTATTCATTTATGTAGTGAATAGTATCTTGCTATAAGCGCAGAGTCAACAATTCCGTCATGGGCTGTGGTGCTTCGTTTTGTGGCAAGCCATTGTTCGTCGGGCCAGTAAGTGTTTGCTTTGTTAAGGGCTACTACTTTGGTTTGACCCTTGGCTAATCGCTTACCCAACATTACATCTTGCCACTCCTTAACCTGTACCCGCTTCAAAGAATACTGTAGCGCAGCACACGCACCGTCGATCTTGCCGAATGAGATGCTCATCGAGCGCATGGCTTGAGAGCTCTTAGCGTGACGTAGCGGCTCTTCGATGCAGACGACGATGTCCCTGCCTAATGAATCGAGATACTGCAGGACACCCTTTACGCATACTTCTTTCTTATCCCCGATAGAAATGGTGGGCATCGGTTGGTACGATATGACTGACTGACCGCAACTGGAGATGGCACACAGACCACCGCTAATCCCGTTGTCCACTCCTACGATAACAGAAGCCATATCAGTCTTCGGAAAGGGTCTCGACAATCATCGACTCCAACGCGCCTGTTGTTAGGAGCATGGATAGCCAGAATTTAGACTTGTCCGTTAGATGATCGTACAGATCCATGTTGTCCTTAGAGTTCATCACTAACAGGATAAAGGATTTGTCTGCCGTCTTAAGGCTAGCAATTGCATCCTCAACGAAGTCGTTAGACCCACCGTTAAACTCAGTCATCGGTCACCTCCTCCGCTTCGACAACAACGCGAGCCCCGCCAGTCGCGGCTTTAGCATTGTTAAGTATTGAAATATCAATAGAAAGACCGCTGCCATTACTGCTGCCACCTTTAGGGTTAAGACCTAAGTTGCGGCGGATAAGCTGGTCTAGTTCGGACAACTCGCGCACAGTCCGTGGGCCGCGCACGTTCATCAGGTTGTCGCGCAGCATCTTGATTGCTGATGCCGCAACGTACGCTTGATACTTATCGGATGGGCTAGACTGGCTTTCGGCAATCTCTATCAGGGCTTCTTGCTCCTCATGCCGTGCGTCTATGCGCGGGTCAGTGATGGCTTTCTGTAAGTTATTCTGAAAGAGTTCTACTTCAGGGACAATAGGCTTATCCATCTCTATGTAGCGGCACACCGTGTCGTAGCTGATGCCGACATCTTCTGCGATCCTTTGTTTGTGCCATCCCTCAGCGTTAAGTTTTTTAACCCGCTCAAAACGTGCAGCTTTAGATATGCGCTTTTCAGAAGCCAGTACTTTTCTTTTGCTTGTCTTTGGTTTAGGTTTAGTCATTAGCACTAACGTAGTAGTAGGCTTTAAAAGTACATCTTGTCAAACCTTTTTTAATACAGTAGTGTCCGTTACATGGGCAGACCTAAGAAAATTAATCCAGACAAGACGACCAAGTCGGTACTGGAACCGAGAATAGATTCACAGAGCCGCAGGATGGACGTTGGAGGATATTTGATTCCTGTTACCAGCACCCTGACTGCCCTACTGTGGGGCTTTGCAAACCACCCGTCACCGAAGGCGCGGGAGTTTTATTTCTGGCGTATCGCGGACTTGCTGTGGAACAAGGACGATCTGCCAGAACATATGTTCGTACGTCATCCGTGGGCGGACAAGATTATCCACGAGTGTATCAACAACAAGTATCTTGCAATTGGTGGGGCTGCTTCTTCGGGCAAAAGCCATACGCTTGCAGGATACGGGATCATCAGTTGGCTTGCTGCGCCGAGGGATACTCTGGTGCTAATGACTTCGACGACTTTACGGGAGGCTCGTAAGCGGGTATGGGGTTCCGTTATCTCGTTGCTGTCCGTCATTGACGGAGCACCGATCAACATTCGGGACTCCATCGGGTCGGCAAACTACGTTGACGAGAACGGACAGACGTTCGATAGAGCGGGTCTCTCGCTTATCGCGGCGGAAAAAAGCAGGACGCGAGAGGCTATCGGCAAGTTCATCGGTCTTAAACAGAAACACGTAATACTAATTGGTGACGAATTAGGAGAACTATCCCCCGCCATCAAACAAGCGGCACTTGCCAACTTGAGCAAGAACCCGCGTTTTGAGTTTAAGGGCGCGAGTAACCCTTGTAGTCGGTTCGATGCGTTCGGTGATTGGTCTACGCCGAAAGACGGTTGGGACTCGATCACACCAGAAGTGGACGACGAGTGGGTCACGAAGTGGGGCGGCAAGTACATTCGTCTAGACGGTGAGCGCAGCCCCAACGTGTTGGCGGGTCACACGGTGTACCCGTTCTTGCCGACGACTGAGAAGATCGAGGAGGACAAAATGTTATTGGGCGAGAACAGCCGTGCGTACTACCGAATGGTTCGTGCTGTCTTCTTTGACTCAGACGAAGCGGAGGGTATCTACGGGGAGTCCGAGATGATTAAGGCGGGGGCGATGAATCGGATGGAGTTCTCTGGTCCCACTACTCTGATCGCAGGCGTTGATCCAGCGTTCACAAACGGCGGCGACCGCACAGTAATGTACACGGCAACCGTAGGCAACTTTACGAATGGGCAGTACGGGATTCAGTTTCAGGATTGCATCATGCTAAATGACGATACGACAAATAGAGCTGTACCGAGAACGTACCAGATTGTCCACCAGATCAGGGACAACTGCTTGCGGTTGGGTATCAAGCCAGAGAACGTAGCGATTGACTCAACGGGTGCAGGGTCACCGTTCTGCGACGTTCTGGCAGGCGAGTGGTCTGATCAGTTCTTGCGTGTGCAGTTCGGCGGCAAAGCATCAGATCGTCGCGTGAGTATGAACAGTCAGCTTACTGGCGAAGAGCTGTACACGAATAGAGTCTCCGAGCTTTGGTTCGTTGGCAAGGAGTTCTTGCGTACACAGCAGATGTCGGGAGTTGGTGATGATCTGGCAAAGGAGATGTGTAGCCGCAGATACGAGATGGTCAAGTCGGGCACGTTGCGTGTGCGTGTGGAAACCAAAACGGAACTGAAACAAAGAGCGGGTCAGTCGCCCGACGTAGCGGATGCGGCTTTCGTCGCACTCGATCTCGCACGGCAGAGGCACGGGCTCGTTGCCGTTGACGCGATTAAGGATACGGGCATGGGTGTGTTCGGCATGAGGCAGAGAAGAACCCTAAAAGATTTGGATGTGGTCGGCAGGTCAAAGCATTCGCAGATGATCTACGATTAGTACTCCTTAATGCAAGTGTATGACGTTTACTACACGGGAGAAAAGTTTGAAAAGTTTCTGGAAACATTGTAATTCAATGTCATTCAATTAATTTATTTAATTGAATTATTGAGTTAATATGAATTACCTATAGGGAAGAAGATTATAAGTACCCTGTAACGAAATTTTTTGGGCTCTTAGAGTTTGCCCGATACCCGCTCCCATGCAGGCCAAAAGATCTCGTCCAGTGCGCGGACGATTGGCTCTTGTTCGTACTTTTCGCTCCAGCTTACACCCGAAATAAAAAGTGCAGCCTCAACCATTTCGTGTCGGAGTGTTTCGCGTAAAAGTTTTTTGTCTTTAACCGTATCCTTATCCAGTTCGATGACTTTTTTATCGGGCAAGTATTGACCGTACGGGTCACCACCCAAATCCTTCACCCGAATCGGAATCCTGTATCCTGCAATCTGAACACTCTTCGGGATCATTGCTACAGGATACAGGATGGGTTTTAAATAGTACAGCACCAAAATAAATAGCTTGCCAATTGAACCTAAGTACTCCAGTATATCAATACTTTATGGCTGTTAACGAAAGAGAATCCACACGTCTTTACCGCGAAGCGCGAAGAGCCCTAAGGAGTGGTAACAGTCAAGCCTCCGCAGAACTTGGAAAATTGGCTGTTGCCGCAGTGGCCAATGAGCCTACTGGTATTACGAAATATGCTGACCGTATAAAGCGGCAAGAGTCTGATCGTCTTGCTGGAGATCAAGCTGCCGCTATTAACAGAGGCGAACGACCAAACCAAGCGCAAGCGGCCTCTGGTAACATTCTTAACGCCAGACAAAATCTTTTTGAGCGGATGAAATCCGCGCCTGATGCCGCTGCCCGTGAAGCGTTTCGCGGTCAAGCCTCTTCTTTAGGCGTAAAGGATTCGGGTTTTAATCAGGCGTTGAATAGCTTAGGTAATACGTTTAATGCTGCTACGACTACCCCCACCGCTACGACTACCCCCACCGCTACGACTACCCCCACCGCTACGACTAAACCGCCGATTGTGAAACCTGTTTACGGTGGTTCTGACGATAACTATGGTTTAGGTGCTAACAGCGGAACTCTTCTACGGGGTTTGCGGAACAAAGTTCCGACTAGGATTAAACCCTTTAAACCTTTAAACTTTAGGTAATAAATATTATGGCAGCAAAAGAATACGTTGGATCGTACGGTAAGATTAATGGTAAGCCTGCTGGTGTAATCCTTAAAGAGATGCGCCTTGCGGCTCTCGAAAGATCTAAAGACAAAACTGAAGATGTCGAAACGTCAGTTGGTAAGGGCACGCGGTTAACACCAGCAACAGAACCAGAGCCGTTTGCAGCAGGCAGGGCTGAGCGCGAGTACGATGCGTTTATGAAAGCATCGGATGATGCACAAACAAAAGCCACAACTGATAAAGCTGCAGCAGACGACGCAGCAAAAAAAGCAGCGGAGGCTGCCGCAACAAAAGCTGCATTAGATGCAGCGTCAAAAGCAGCAGCAGATAAAGTGACAGCAGCCGACATGGCTGAACGTCAAGCAGCGGAGAACGACCCCAACAGCCGAGAAGTATCATCGGCAGCACAAGTTAATAAGGTTAGAATCCCACTCCGTATCGTTGAAGAAGCTCTTAAGTACCCGACGAAATTAAGTAACAAAATCACAGACCAAGCAGCAGCAAAAGCACAAAGTCTACTTGATAAGGTAAAGCTCACAAGTGCTGCTGATACCGCAGCAGAGAGTCAACTTAGTAAGTCTGAACAAGCTCTTTTAAAGAGCACCAAAGAAAGTAAATTACTTAAACCCCTTTTAGAAGCTGCTGCGAAAAAAACAGAAGCCCTTGCTCCTTTTGTAAACGCAGCAGGTAAGGTGGGTAGAGTTCTTTCCTTACCCCTAAAAGCGTTAAACCCACTAGCTAAAGCTATGGAGGGTGTTGATGGCGTTAGATTCTATATTAATGAAAAGTTTAGGGACGACAGCATGAAAGACATGGAAGAGTTTGGTGAGAGGGGTCGTAAAGCTTTTGGTGCTGAGGGAACATTAACAGATAAAGCAAAGTACGGTGGTGAAGCTTTGAAACAAGGGTTATCTGTCATTAAACCATTATTTACCCTTGGTGCTATGAGCACACAGATGCGCGAATCCCAAAGAAACGCGGAAGCGGCGGGTAAAGCGGCTAATGCTATGGAGAAACGGGACGCAGACAGAAAAGCTTTCATAGTGCAATTTATGCGAGACAACCCAAAGGCAACTACCAAAGATAGATTTAAAGCCCTAGCTGCTAAATTTCCTAACACTTAATAATTATGGATGAGTACGGCAGCATATCTTACGAGAAGGACATAGTACCACTACAGAGGAAATTCTTTAGTGGTCTCGCGTCTAACCCTAAAATAAGCCGTGAGGCACTAAGCAGTATTTCAAACAGCTACTCAGATAAGATCAACAACGCTTATATGCAGCAGGCTAAGTTAGCTGAGGCGGATCAGATGCTTAAGTCTCGTGCGTTAAACTACGAGACAACTAAGCTCCAACTAGAAGAAGCGCGAGAAGAAGCGTATAACCGTCGGAACTCACTCACCCTACTTAAACCAATTTCGGATGAGCTTTCGGGTATTCAAGCACTACCGAGTGGTTCACAGAGAAACCAAGCACTTACTTCTTTTGCACTTAAGAATGCCCAAGTATTAGCAACCGACAAAGCTGCCGACTTAATGTACAGGGCAACGGCTCAGAGTGCAGCCGCTGATAACAATAGTCTAACTGTAGCTGACGTTATTAAAAGCCGTGACCTACACCCTAGTTTCTTGGATCAGTTGGGTAATGCAAAACTAGACACCCCCGTTAAGACCCAATGGTTTTTGGGTGCTCTTCGGCAGTCTAAAGCTTTAGAAGACAAAGACGCTTTGTCTCTACTGAATCAGAAAAAGCAGCTTGAAGATCTTAACTTAGGCGACCTTAAGATAGACGCAGCATCCGCAGACTTCGACATCGGGTCAACGCTTAAGATCGATAAGATTATGAGTTACGCTAACCCGCAACAGAAAGCTAAGTTTAAAAAAGCGACGACACCACAGCTTAAAGCACTAGTGGCTAACGAAGTAGCAACAGGTTTACTTCCCAAACCCGCTGCCACAACAACAGCAACGCCTGCATCTTTATTTTCCTCATCCACATCATCACCGTTCTAACACACTAGATTACACACCCAATTACCACTATGCTGGCAATTAAATCCTACGACGACTGGTCTCCTACAAACGAAGAAACTGACCCCCTTCGGAAATTATCTACCTACACGGACTACGTTAGGTCATCTTATTACAAAGAGGGGCAGCTCTCGCCAGAGAACGAGAAGTCTATTGAAGACGGAGTTCGCCAGAAGATGCTTGACGACAAACTGCTTAAAAGTGATGCTTCGGAAGAAGACACGCAACAGATCTTAGCGCAAGTTCTTGCACCACAAAAGAACACACAAGCAGATGCTCGTTTTGTGTTCAACCATTTGCAGAACGAAGACGATGCTGATTTCTCTGGGGCTGTACCTGAGACTGTGTCTACTCTGGCGCGTTACTTATCGCTTAAGGCTAACGGCTCTCAGTATGCTGATGAGTTGCAGCCAGCCGTCGATGATATTCTTAGTGATGCCCCACTAGTTAAACGCGCAAAGATATCCGCTGTAGATCGTTCGGAGTATAGCGTTGTT